CTGCTTCAGCAGCTTACCACGCCTTTGTAGCACAAAAGAAACAAGAAGGAGTAGAGTTTGATGCACAGCAACTTGCAATTTTGCAAGACCAGTTTGTTGCAATGGAAAATCTTAAAATAGAAACTGAACTTATGAATGGAGTACAAGATGTACTAAAAACTGGATTCCAAGATATGTTCGTCGCTATGATAGATGGAACAAAGTCATTTAAAGACTCTATGAAAGACCTAACAAGAAATGTACTTATGCAATTAGCACAGATGTTCTTACAAGCCGCAGCACTAAAAGCTATGATGGCGTTCTTCCCTGGTATGGGAGGAGCTGGAGGTTTCATGGACTTTATGGGACTAGGAAGTGGAAGTCGTTATGGTGGGGAAGTAAAAGGGTATGCTGGTGGCGGTATAGCAGATGGGCCAGAGTCTGGTTATATGGCAAAACTACATGGTAGAGAAGCGGTTGTACCACTAGGAAACGATAGAAGTATTCCTGTAGATTTAGCAGGTGCTATGGGTAATATTGTAAATGTTACTGTTAATATGAATGGTCAGCAATCTAATACTTCTGTAACTGGAGGAGAAGGTCAAATGCAAGGACTTGGAAGAGCAATCGGTGGATTAGTACAACAGCATTTACAACAAGAAATGAGGCCTGGTGGATTATTAAATCAACAAGGAACTAAGGGTAGAACATAATGGCAATAGGATTAGTACAAAAGAATAATAGTAATATAAGTGGATTCTCCGCACCAGTAGTTTTTGATAGAGGAATTGTACAGACTGCAAAACCAAGAGTATTGAAAGCACAGTTTGGTGATGGATATGAAATGAGAGTTGTTGATGGTATAAATAATACACCACGTAGTTGGACACTAAATTTTAACAATAGAACAAAAGCAGATATAGATAACTTATATGATTTCTTTAATACTCTAGCCTCTGTAGATACTTGTAAATTGACTGTTCCTTTCGACGGAGGCGAGAGTACTGCAGTTGTAGTTATAGAAGATTACAATAGAACTTTAGCATATGATGAATACTATTCTTTAAGTTGTACAGCACGAGAGGTATTTGAAGCATGACACAGCCAAATACAGGTACTAATAATGCATTGGTTACTGATGTACAAGGCCAATCTCAAACTAGCGGTTTAATAACTGTTTTTGAAATTATATTACCAGAGAGTGATATTGGTGGGCCTGGTATTGATAAGTTATACTTTCATGATGGGGCAAACGGAACAGCAAATATAACATGGTTTAGTTTACTAGATGAAACAAATTATGGGTCAACTACTTCTGGACACTACGGACAACAAACTTATAGTGCGTTTCCTGTAGAATCAGAAGGTTGGGAAGTTAGAGGTTCTGGTACAGGGTCTTTACCTAGACCTACTGTAAGGTTTGCTAATATCAATCAATTTTGGAGTGCACATTTAAGCGACTATGATGATTTAGTAGGAGCAAAAGTAATACGAAGAAGAACTCTAGAAAAGTATTTATCTACAAATCCTCCTATTGAATTTAATAGAGATTGTTATTACATAGAAAGAAAATCTAGAGAAGATGAACTAATGGTAGAGTTTGAATTAACATCTGCCTTTGATGTACAGGGTATAAAACTACCAAGAAGAAGTGTTATTGCAGCACGCTGTCCTTGGAAATATAAAGATACTGACCAAGGTGGTTGTGACTGGCCTGTTGATAATAGGTATACTATTGATGGCACAGAACATACACTATACTTTGATAAAGATGACCTTCAAATAACAAGTTATTCTACTTGGGGTAACCAAAGCAGTTCAACTGTTCGTACTTCAACACTATATGATGATAGAAGTTATAGTGTAGGAGACTTTGTAGAATATTATAGGCCAATAGGAGGCTTGATAGCAGCAAGTGCTGTTACTTCAGGTGCTAATGTTACTTATACTGTAGCAAGTGGTCATGGTATAGTTGTAGGAGACTTTGTTATTGCAAAAGGATTTACTGATGAAGATGCAAACTTCAAGGCAGTTCCTCTTTATGTTAGTGCAAAATCAGCAACTACTATTACAGTTCAAAACCCAAGTGCGACTATAACATCATCAAGCGGGTTCTTAC